AGGCTCTCGTTGTTACGGGCCTCGAGAAACGCCTTTTCAGCTTCGGAAACCTTGTCCTGACCGTGGACTTGGTTAGCGACCATCCTGCCCATATACATCATCTGCTTACGCGTCTCCTCAGCGAAGGGCTGAAGGGTTCGCATCAGCAGAGCTTGCGCTGCCAGATCAGGGTTCTCGAAGAAATCCGGGGGCTTCTCCTCCCGGCGGAGATTGGCTTCGATCTGGGCCAGACGCTCACCGAGCATCCGAGCCTGGTTCTCAGCAATCCTTCGAGCATCCGCCTCCTCACGGAGACGCCATGACGGGATCGTGGCCTCTGGCTCCGGCGTAGTAGGTGCCGGAGGCGGAGCTGGTTCTACGGGCTGGACAGTTTCCGGCTCTGGCGCAGCTTGCGCCAGATCAAACATCTCTTGCTGTAGCTGCTCAGGCGTCTGTTCGTCTGCCATTTTAGTCTTCCTTTCGCTGTATCGTAGCGTCTACGAAACCGGACTGTCGCCTCCGGCAAGCGTGGCCGTTTCGCTGGCCTAGCGTTTTCTATAATCCCCTGGCCGGAGGCTATCAATGCCTCCCCTTCTCCGAGGGGCGACGTTTGCATTCGGGCCTCGCGCTGTATTCAGCGCAATGGCAACCGCTTGCTTTTGGGGCTTGCCCGCTGCCAGCTCGGTCCTGATGTTGGACGAGATCGCATCCTTTGAACCGCTCTTTATCAAGGGCATCTAAGATCTCCTCGCGGGCAAGCCCAAACAGAAAGAACACACTCACGGCCGAACCGGGGCTCCGAAGACGTGCCAGCGCAACAGCATGAACAGGATGAACAGCCAGATGGTGTTGCCCCACCCTGGCAGCGTTCCAGGCGTGCGCCAGTCCCACAGTCCGTAGATGAGCCACAGCAGCATGATGATCCAGAAGATGAGACCGAAACTCATTGTTGCTCTCCACCCTTGTACGCTCCGGGTTGCATCGCGGCGAGGCCCCCGAGCGGGGCAAGGCCAGCAATCCCGAACCTTTTCAAGATGTCTACAATGTCGTCCCTGAACGATACGATATTACTTGTTCCCTGCTTTGTGGCTCTTGAGCCAGCATCATAATAACTTAGCCCTGGGACGTCGTACTTCCTGGCGAGTACGTTCGAGGCCTTTTTCGCCGAACCAAGCTCCGCTTCCAGCGTGTGATAAACTTCAGACCCCTTTACAGGTACTGATCCAGGAGTATGAGTGACTCGCTTACCAAAAGCAAACTCTGGAATGTCTCGATACTCGGGGATACCCAACTCCTTAGCTAACTGCTGAATTTCAACTGGTTGCTTTGCAAGAGGCTGATCAAGTTTCAACAGCCGATCTTTGTCAGCCCTAATATCCACCTCGTACATATGCCCGACATTCTTCTTGATATCGCCCTTTTCCAGAATGTCGATAACCCGCTGGTGAAACTCAGGATCAGACTTATCGTACTGTGCGATAGACTTTGCGGCCTTAATTGCCTGAGACTTGTCACTTCTACTAACGTCCATCAGAAACGCCGCGCCCAGCTCTGGGGTGGCTACGTTGCTATAGCTCCCGACCCCGCTCGTACTTACGACCTTGTCGTTGACAGTCCAGCTACTGCGACGCCCGCCCGCAGTTTTGTAGGTTTCGGCTACCGCAGGGTTCTCGGCAAAGTAAAGTCCGTGACCGTAGGCTTGTCCGCCCTCTCCGGTTCCCAGCTTACCAATATCGAACTTGTCAAAGCTATGTGGCGAGCCATGATAAGCCCGTATCGCAGGGCCAGCTCCCAGAGCGCCCTTGGTAGCGCTGAAAGCGGTGCCGCCGAACGGCAGTGTTGCGGCCTCGAGAACAGTCCCCATATCAGGCTCGCGCCCGTGGAACACTTGAGTTCCCACATTCATAGCCCGCTCTGGCAGCGAGGCCAGACCCTGCCCTGCCTTGATCAGATACTGCGAGGCCAAGTTGGCACCACTAGGCGCAGCAACTCCCTGTAGCCGGGGATCGCTAACCCAGTCCATCCAACTCGGCTCGTAGATCGGCCGCTCAGGCATCAGTACTTCCCACTCAAGATCATCATTCCCAGTGGATCGTTAAACATTGGTCCCTTGCTAGCGGCAGCAGGTGGCGTTGCTGCCTTTGGCTGTAGCTGGTCAAGGCTAGTCACGGTCCCCTGCGATCCCGGAGCGGCGGAGCCTCCAGTATATGGCACCGAGCCCATAGCTCCGGGGCCAGATGCCCCAATCCTGTTCCACCAGCCCTTGTCAGGCCCCTCGATCCCGAACCTCTCTCCACCCGAGGCGAAGGTCTGTGGCCCACCAGCAAAGCCTACTGTGCCCGAGGCGTTGCCAGTAGCATAGTTCGTGATGTTCGAGCCTGCCATAACCTTGTCAATGATAGGCCCGAACTTGGCGCGGTCAGCGTCAGTCACAGGCCTCGAGGCCGCACTATGAGTACTGCTAGGGAAGTACGAGCCCGACAGCACTCGACTCAGCGGTTGCTGCCTGGCTATGCCTCTATTGGCAAAGGTCTCCGCAACGGCCTGTGAGGCCTCAGGGCCCTGGCCCCCAGTCTCAGCCTTCATATAGGCGATAAGCCTGTCACGGACCCGCTGGTTCTGTAGCTCGGCATCGTAGCGCTCTCGGCCAAGCCGATTAGTTGGCTCACTCGGCGCGTTCGGAATGACAACTCCAGGCCGACTAAACTTAACTGTCTCAGGCCCCTTCTCACCCACTATAACAGTCTCGTTCTCAGAGAAGGGTCCACCCTCGGCCAGTTGTCTCGGTGCCTTGCCGTTGGCCTTCTGTTCCGCCGCGCGCAGCGCTATAACGTGTTTGTCCCTCTGCTGCTGCATCCCCATCTCGTGCTTGGCCGCGCCAAACTGCATCTCTTGCTGTCCCTTGACCCGCTGGGTCTGCAGCTTGTCGAACTCGCCAGCGACCTTGGCTCGGCCTTGTTCTGCAGTGGCCGCGGCCTTGACCATAGTCTCCTGCATCTTCATGCCGTGCTCTTCGCGCTTCATCCGGTGCTCGTCCTGCGCCATAGCAGAGTCCATCTGGCGCTCGATCAGTCCGTGGGCACCGCCCTGTTGCTTCTCCTGGGCAGAGGCGATGTTCAGCGCAGTCTTAGACTTGGTTTCGTCTACCTTGGCCGTTTCGCCCGCGAGGGTTATTTGCTTGGCCTGCTCAGCCACTGGGTCTTTCTGGCTTACAAGGGTGAGCAGCTTCCGCTTAAGGCTTGCCTGCAACGGCGCAAGCTCGAGGAGCACCTGCGGAGGAATGTTTGCGCCCTGAGCTGTCAGTGCTACGAGGGTATCATAAGCATCCCCCATCATGTTGATCTCGTCCGGTCCCTCATCGAGCACGAAATTCACATCAAGGTTGCCGATGGCGTTGACCAACTTGGGATAGCCCATCTCGTCGAGGCCTACACCATTCACCTGGACCATCTGGGCAATGCCAGCATCGTCAGTGACCCGGATATAACGCTCTGCAGTCCAGTACCGCTGGACCGCGCACCAAATAGCCCGGTACAACCGGAGCTTCCAGTTCTTCACGTTGATAACAAAAGGCCCCAACTCTGCTATGCCTGCCTGCTGCAACAGGTTAATAGCCCGGCCGGACTTGTACTCTAGGCCTTGCCCGATAAGCGCCGGGTTGGGGCCGAAGTTTTCGATCTCGTTCTTAGCATCCTCGAGGAACTTGAGTTGGCCTTCGACGTTGGCAATTCGGGCCTGGTCGTCGAACTCCATCTCGAAGCCCTTGTTATAGATAACAACTCCGTCGGGGCGAGTTGCCTCTCTACGAGTGACTTCAATGTCTGTGAAAGCTCCATCTTCAGCCTTGATGCGGCGGCTGTTAAGCTCATGGAGTCCCTTGCTCCTACGCTGATTGATCTCGTCCTGCGAGCTTCGCAAGCCACGCGGGAAGCCGTAGCGGTCTCCATCGTGATCTACGAACCCGCTGAACATGATGTACTTGCAGATCATCTCGTTCCGCTCGTTGTAGAAATAGCCCTTCCCTTCGTCTATTTTCAACGAGCCCGTAAATAAGCACCATCTCCATTCGCCCTCACACTTGTACCAGAGGTCAACCACCCTGACGCGCTTGTGCGTCGGATCAGTGTCGAACCAGCGCTGCTCCCGATCTGGACTCGAGGTTAGCTCTGAGCCCGATTGGCTCGAGTTCTCGATTTGATCGGCAATTTCTTCGGTAGGGGCAAGAGCTTTAGCATCCTCCATCTCAAGCCATTTGCCACTACCCATATAACGAGCGTCAGCATAATCATGATCGAAGCAACGAGGGTCATAAAAGAAGCTATCAGTTTTAACGAGTGCAAAACCAATATCAGTGTCACCCTTGTCCCCCTTGATCAGCATCATCTCAACGCCGCCTATGCCATCCATAGCAGCGTTTTCAATGGCGAAAGGAAACCTCGACTCGCGCAGGTCCGCGTCAATAATGTACCTGACGCAAGCGGTGGCCAGCTCGGCCCCCATAGCGTCAGACTCTTTATCCGTGCGCGGATAGGCCTTAGGATCTTGCTTGAGCTTCTCCATCAGGCCGACGATCGAGTCGATCTTGCGCCCGATCCTGTTGTAAGTGACAACTGGCTGGCGGCGCAGGTTAAAGGTCTCTACCTGACCCGGAGTCCACTGTGCTCCGTGGCGGTATTGCCTGGCGTTCTTCTGTTCAGCGATCTCCTCGTTCTTCGAACCGAGGTAGTCCATGTAGCAGCGCTTGCACTTCTCCAGCGTCCAGTAGCCCTTGTCGCCGTCCTTAGCATACTCGATGCTTTGCCGCTTGGGCATGGCGAGGGCCATAGCACCGGCAGCCGCGCCACCGAGCAGTTGTCGGCGGTTTATCGCAGGCCCGGTATCAACGCCCTCTGGCTGGTAAGCAGGCATCAGCGGCGGCTCCCTATGATAAGGCGCTTCTTGTAGAAGGTTTTGGAAGCCCTAATCCCGTAGTCCGAGTAAAGTCCGTGTCCGATAGGGTAGGTGTACTTTGGCTCCGGCATTGCCAGTGTGAACGTCGGCGTGAGAAAGTAATTGGGGTTTCGATAGCGCCCAATAACCATGATCTGTAGATCTGTGCCCTCGCCAAAGACCTGAGGCATGTGGAACGTATCAGGGTCTTGGAAGTACCCGACACTGATAATCTTCGCGGGCTCGAGCGCGAACACTGGATCGTAGATCTGATCGTCGTCGATGAAGTGCTTAACAAGTATTTGCCCTGGCGCGGCGTCTTGGACGACCAGCGGATCGTAGATAAGGTCGCCCTCGTCGACCAGAACCGGAGCGATGTTCTGGGCGGCTTCGAAGGCGAATACGTGGCTATGGATAACTGTAACATTAGTAAATAACCCTGGACTTATGTTCTTGATAGCAAGCGGAACGCCGCCGTTTACTACGGCCAGACTTGGCGCAGCTAGACCAACCTGTGCAAGCATTTCTCACCGCGCTCACAGCAGCTTGTTAAGACTGCTCTCTACCGAAGTCTGGAGTGCCTCGTCAGTAATCGCTGCCCCGTCGGCCTGGACCTGCGGGTCCATCACTACAGTCGGTTGGACTGCCGCAGCAGTCGACTCTGGGTTTGACATACAGCCCTGTGCCCACTTGATCCGAGTGTTGTGGGCTGGAACTGTGATAGCCTCTTCCAGAATGTAGTTAGCATACTTCATGCAGGCCACCTTGATGCGAGACCGAAAGCCCGCATCAGTCATTAGTCCTGCAGACTCTTCGTAGGTTAGCGGCATTTTCCTCTCCTCTTTAGGTGCGCCTTCGCGCCCGAATGTAAACTGTCGAAGTAAAGGCGACAGCCCCTTGGCGTAGAGCCCACGCAGTAACAGTTATAGGAGACGCACTGGATACTCGCCTAGCTGCCATAGGTATCCAAGCACTTCCTCCACCGTCAGCATAACCATTTGTGATCCATGTAGCATCGAGAGCCCCAGTCGTCGAGAGCCCTCCATAGACCTGGCTACTAGCATCGCCGGGGCCATAGTTCATCTGAGCCCAAACATCCCAGTCTCCCGGCGTTAATGATGCAGATCCAACATTGAGCCAGAGCCCAGTCGTGAGTCCTGAAGTAGGCCCTGAAATCGTCTCCACATACTCGCCGATATAGCCTGGGATCATCGCGCTGTTGTCGACGCGGCCAAGCACATTAAGTGGCGAGACAATGTAGAGTGGGTTTGCGCCAGGGTTATTCGAGATCTGGCTGTAGCCTTGAAATGCTGTAAAGGCTGGAAATGTATTAGAGTTCGTGGAACTACCAAACGAGACGCAGAAGCGGGCAAAGCTTCCATTATAGAAAGTAACACCGGCGTTGCCCTTTGAAGTAAACACAAGACCAACATCAGCTGAAACGCCAGTAGCAAGGATCTGGCCTTGATTAGCCGCCCCAGCGAGTGTAACTCCGTCGGAGCCAGGAGCGTTCGAGAAGAATGTCTGACCAAAAAAGAGAGAACCAGTCCGCCAGGTCTGCAGTGATACTCCCTTGATAGTTGTAGGCGAGGACCACTGAGCTACGTCGTTAGCGGTAATAGTTCCGCTCGGCGAGATAATATCCTCTGCCGTGGCTGTGATGAACACTTGGGCGTTGCCCGACAGTACCAGAAGCGAGCCCGTCGAGGATTTCTGCCCCGCAACACTCCCGTCCATAGTAGCTGGCCGCGTGAGCGTTCCAGTTCCACTATTATACAGACCCTGACCGTATTCCCAGCTACCGTTCGAGTCTAAAATCAGATAGCGCACTACTGAGCCGTCAGCCGTGCCCGCTTGTGCAAAAGTTTGCCAGCTAGCCGCGTGAGGCTGCTGTGCGTTGGTCAGGGGTGCCCCTAGAGTTACCAGCCCAGTGCCAGTAGTCGTAGTTACGACCCCAACCCTGTTTTTAAGAACTGCCATTCTTGCCCCCTAGGCCTCGAATAGTAGTCTGAAACTGAGTGTGGCCTACGTTGAGCACCTGATCGAACGGGACAACCGAGCGGCGGCGATTGGTAACTGGGTCGTAGTGCGAGAGTAGCGCACTCATGGCCTTGCCATGAACTTCGTTAAGCGTCGCTTCGGCCTCGCGCCGACCCGCAGTGTGCTGTCGAACCACATTCAGCACTATATTCATCGCTGCCGAGATCACCTCGTCCGAAGGATGCCCAGAGCACACGCGGCCGAACTCCTCGAACAGGGCCTCGCCTGCTGGTCTGAGGTTGTCTTTCACAGCGTGAAGATCCCGAGCGCGTTAAACGTGACAGTGATGTTTCCGCCGTTCGGAGTCAGGGGCAAACCCCCGCCTGCGAGGTCATAGAACTCTACCAGCGGCCAAGTTGTGTTGGCTCCGGTAGTGTGCCGATAGATCACGAAGCCCTCAACTGTAGCCCCTGTCACCGAGGTAAACAGCAGATCGGCCCCGTCGAAAGTTCCGTTGACAATAGTGGGGTTGGTGATCCGCTGATCAGTCCCTACGATCCCAGACAACTGACTGTAAGTCCCGTGCGTCGCCGAGTAGGTGTAGGTTCCGGTGTCGATCAGGGCCATATACGGCCCGTCGGGAATAGTGTTGTTGTCGAGGTCGTACCCTGCGGTGCCCGCGAGGAGGTTCTGCTTGTACAGCGGATAGATAGCATTGGCCATAAAGGCCTCCTCTAGTAGGTTTTCCAGTCTCCGGGGGCCTTGTCGGCCTTCGTATAGTAGCCGACCTTGATCTGCGGCCGGATAGGCACGATCTTGGGGTGGAACGGCCTCGACATACAGGCGTAGCGCCACTCGTCGGCCGCGTGATCTTCCGACTCAGTGTTAACGTCTTCCATCTTCGAGGGATCATGCTGGAGGGCCGGGATAGTGCGGATGGACGCCCGACAAGTGTCGAAGCAGAAGATCCTAGGAACTCCTTCCTCACCGACGAGACGTGCTCGCATCTGATCCCAGCCCCCCATTGAGCCACGCTGAGGCATACGCGCGTTGTCTGCAGCATGGAACGGCCTACGGCGAGCGGCGATAAGGGTCAAGTTCAGCCGTTCGGCTATAGAGGGTCCCCCATCCTCGTTGAAGCACGCTGGATCGAGAACCGCGTAGCGAAGCTTCTCTCCGCCCTCGCGCTCGATAATGCCCCGAGCCACTTGTTCGGCGGTAAGCTTGAGGCCTTGGTTCGGCGTGGCGCTTGCGCCGTACCACTCTC